GTGGATTTCACGAACCTTCTTGATTTTTCTTGGGTCGATGTATCGAATGTCTTTCAACCCTTCCTTCTTTTTGGTGACATCGATGACTTTATGGAAGTGGATTCGCCCATCGATGTACCACCGACGGAAGTAATCTTGTGCGCGTTTATCCAACTTCATCAACCGTTCAATTTTATGAAACGCCTTTTCTATGTCTTTTTTGATATTGTCTGATAACTTAACCTTGGTCAAGTTAATCTTGATTGGCGCATCGTTGTCCACGTTCGCAATCGATTCGTTGACGATATCTTCAATAGCCATGTCCACATCGGCCATCATAGAAATGTCACGATATTTCTTGATTAACTCTCCTTCTGTCTTTGCCGCACCGTCAAGGTCAAGATAAGTCGCAAAGTGACCACCTGCTCTAAACGTATCATACGCTCCATCGTCAGAAGGAGGAACAAAGCTTTTTTGCGCTTGTTGTGGCTCCTCCTGACGAATTGTGTATCCAAAAATATCAAATGCCATTATGTGTCCCGATTAAAGGGTGCTATTACCGATTGACGCCAACGGCGTTATCGTTTGCTGGAACCACTCGTGCAAAGCTAGGGTTGAGAATCTCAAAAGACTGATATTGGAACGTTACGGTGAATTCTGAGATAACATCGTTGGACCCATACGACAGACCAACTTCAGATACCGTGATGGGGAATGCCCCATAGAATCCGTATGTTCTGATGATTTCGTTGTTTCGGTCCAGTTGCTCAACCGAAAAATCAACCATATACTTCGCAGGAAGTGTGACACCCCCGTTGTTGTCTCGGATGTTCATCATGTTTGACCACTGCTCAAACTTGCTACGCAACGACATTTTCGTGTCGTTGATAACAGTAATGGTCCATGGGTCATAGGTTCTTTCACCAGCAAGCTTGACTTCACGACCGCGATACTGCACAATCGTGGGGTTGACGTTTGATGCCGGAAGCGATGCCGCCGTCACCATTAGGTTGTCAGAATCCGCACTGGGAATTGGTGACGGGAAGTTTAACCATACCTTAAACTGGTTTGGACGCGCACCACCCGCGCCCAAACGAGTCTTAAAGTCGTTGATATTCATTAGTTCTGCCATCTATATTCTCCTTAAACTGTATATGTTAGGCACCCTGAATTTCTGTGAACGAAACACCCTCACGGGTTGCCACAAAATTCAAAGTGATGAAGTTGATGCTTCTCGTTGGTTTGATATAGATGTCAGCCACAAACTCGTTACCGTTGATTACTTCTTCGGTGTTGTTTGTTTCGTTACACACCACCATGAAATCCGTAACACCGCGACGAGACTTCACATCACGAAGGAATGGTTCAACCACGTTGCGGAAATACGAGCGGGTGAATGCATCGTTAAATTCGAACAACTGCGTCTCGCCAGCAATCGCAATGCTCTTCTCCAACACAATGAAGAGACGGCGCACGTTGATGCGGTCAAAGGCAGACGGCTTGGACAACAGCGTCTTGTCTCCCCACAGAACGGTTCCCTGTCCACGCTTGGTGATGACTGGGTTGATGCCATTCTTGTACAGGGTGTCACGGGCCGACTGCGTCGGGTTCCACGCCAACTTGGTCACGTTCTTAATCTGACCACGGGTCAAACCACCCGGACTCCACCATGGGTCGTTTGTGTCGTCAGTACGTGCCATCAAACCCGCCACATCAGGATTCAACGGAATCCAACGGTACACATCATTGTACTTATCGTACTGATACTTCCAGTTACCGTCCATAAATCCATATGAACTGTTTACGTTAAATGCAACCGCTGTTCGTTCTGTGACAATGTCTTCTGCCTCACTTCCGCCGTTGTTATACACAGAGGCCAATGAAGGGGAAACCGTCACCACGCAGTCCTTTCGGACTTCAGCGATGTTTTCGATGACATACTTACCAACAGCCATTGACCAATGACCCGTGAACAAAATGTTTACGTCAACAAGGTCTGCGTCAAGGAACAGGTCGTAACCCGCTTCAACGTTTCCAACAGACGGTGTTGACCCATCCAAACCACCAGCAAGCTTGCATACCACGGCACCATTCAATGTTTCAAATGTTGCTGATGACGCAGAACCCCAGTTATCGGTGTCCAACCATGCGGTAGGAGCGTCCATCCACCACACATAATCTGATGTGGCAAGAAGTTCCTTGTAATAGTTAGTTGCCCCGTCGAACGTCTTCGCGTCAACGGCCTTTGATGCACCAACAAACTTCTCAAGAATGGTTCCCGGGGTGCCCGTGAACAATCCGTCATGGTCTTCAACAATCATGTGAACTTCGTCCAATGACCCACCGAACTGTTCCGCGTAGGTTGAGGTTCCCGGTGCGCTGTCGAACAGGTCACGGAATACCCAGTATGCCTTACCTACGGCAGACGTAAAGACGTTACCTGCCGCGTTGGTACAGACAGCAGTAAGGGTGGCTGATGTGTCGCTGGCAATGGACAATACCGTACCAAGCAAAACACCACCGGAATACATCTTAGCACCGATGTGCAACTCCGTCAGGAACAATGTTCCGCTGGCTCCGCTCACCGTTGCGCTGTTGTTTGTGGTAGTAATCAAACCAGTCAAGGTCTTTTCGAATGTTGCGCTGTCAGCGATAGACACCCGAAGGCTGTTACCCAATAGACCCGGGTACTTCGCCGCAAACGGACCATACGCATCAGCATTGTCCGTGGAATATGAATCTTCCCATGAGGTGCTGTTCAACACTGCCACGGCAGAACCATCGGCCACCGCATTTACCGCACCAGACCCAACAACACGAACCAACTTCAGATTGTTGGCGTATGCAAGGAAGTTTGCGGCGGAAAAGAAACTGGTGTACGTGCTGGCGTTCGGCTTTCCGAAATACCGAATAAGGTTTAGCTCTGACGCGATATCCTGTACGTCAAGAACTGGTCCCCACTGAAACTGTCCAACGAACCCACCAATTGAGGTAGGAACCGAAGGGATAGTAGTAGTTAGGTCAGTTTCTACGACAGTAACGCCGGGAGAAAGTTGAAATGCCATTAGATTTGCTCCTATTTGAGATAATGAGTGTATTTACAATTCGTTTCCCCTTCATCACACTTTGCATTATCATTACGAGCGAGGAAAAGACACGGCTCTTATGCGAGGAATTGTTGTACTCTGTATTTATACTTTGAGGTTATTCGACATTACGCCAAACATCCCCTCCGTCTACAAAATATTCTTCTTCTGTACCGTCCTGAATAAGCCCAAACGGGGTCATTTCTTCCTCAATTTGCTTCATTTGTTCAGCATAGAGCTTCTTTCGAATGTTGATATCTGTCAATTCGGTAAAATATTGGTTGGTAGTCAGCCATCCGAACAACACCAATCCCATGGCCAAATCGTCTTCATACCCCTCGTCGGCCATGTAGACACCGTTTTTCTCAACAAATGTGGAAAACTCCTTGATGGTTTCCGCGTCAAAAAGCTCCATTTTGTGTTCTTCAAGGATGCTCTTGATTGCAAAACACCCCTGACGCTTCACACTCTTAGTGGTTCGTACCCCAAGGGTGGTCTGCTTAGAAAACCCCGGGCTGACATAGACTTTACCCTTTTCATTGACGGTGCTAATGATATTTTCATATTCATACTCGTAATACAAAATATCAACAATTTGTCCACCCGCATCGTTGATTTCTGCCAAAACATAGGCATCGTTGTAATCTTTAGCAGTTTTGTGAATGGCCGTTGGGTACAGCATGGGGGCGATGTCATTTCTTCGATATTTGGCGACAAACTTGTACGGAACCTCGGTTACATCGATAACACTGAATGCTGAAAAGTTGCCACCGACGCCGCGCCCCGTATCAGCTATCAACACATAGGTGTGTCCCTTTTTGGGTTCTTCGTAAACATCCAAATTCAAACTGGTTCGAAGAGGTTCAACAGATGACATGGTTGCCAATGTTTCTGCGTTAATAAGGGTGTTGGATGACCCCAAGAACTCACAGGCAACCTCTTGATTATATTTAACCGGACCCAGTTCACGCTTGCGTTCCAAGGCCCAAGCCTCGTCTCGACCCGGGATTTCCCAATACGGGATGAACAATGGCACAAAGTCGTTTTTCCCCGTTTTCGCTTCGTTCCAGAACTTCCAGAAATGATTGTACCCCAGTGGGGTAGAAGTCATGAGAATCTTCGTGGTTTTACCAGAAGAAATGGTCGGGAAGGCAGAGGCGAAGAATTTTTCTGCCAAGTTGTTGGCAATGATGGCCGCTTCGTCAATATACAACCAGTTAATAGACTTACCACGGATACCACTCGTGGTGGTCGCGGCGGCAAATACCTTACTGCCGTTCTCAAGAATAACGCTACCTTCGTTCCATTTTTTGACACCGTGTTGCATCCACCGAGGAAGATTTTCGTACATAATCTTGTATCGGTCGATGACTTCGTAGGCACCATCCTTTTTGTTCGCCAAAACCGCCACACTCTTACGTTCTTGAAACAAAGTGTAGTGCAAAATGCAACCAGCGGCAACCACCGTCTTTCCGTTCTGACGCGGTTCCATGACAATAACTTTACGGTTTCCAAGGATTGTTTTAACCTTTTTCTTTTGACATTCATAGAGTTTAAATGGCACCAATCCATGGTCCAAGGAAACAATCTTGCAATAGGTTTCAATGAAGTAGATTGGGTCCGTCATACACTTGGCTAACTCATCAGCCTGTTCCTGTGTAAATTCACGTTTTTCCCCAATCTGTTTTAGATTGGGGTTACCATGATAGGACGATTGATTGTCTTCGTCTTCATAATCAATTTCTTCAACAAAATCTTCAGTTATCATTTGCAGGTTGGATTTCATTTTCAGGTAAAAGTTCTAACGACGACTTTCGAAGAGCTTTCATCAACTCGGCAGTAGAACCAACAAACAGGTTGTTTTGTGTCTTGGGGCCAGCCGGGGCTTCTTTCTTTCCAATATCTTTTTTGATTTTCTGAATGATGAGCAAATCCTTGGAAGAATCAGAAACAACTTTAATCATCTGTGCCAATGCTTCATATGCCTTTCCGGACTCAGACCCCTTGGCCAAGTTGAGAGCGGTTTCTACACCCTCTCGACCCTTTACAATCATGTCCCGCAATGCCCGTCGTGCAACTTCTTCGTCGCTCAAGACTTCTGGGGGTAGTTCGTCTTCAGATTCACTTTTTGTTGGTAGTATGGTTGGGCCTACACCAAACTTTTCATCTAGACTTTCAAACATATTTCATTCCTTTGATTAAGAACATTCTGTAGTACCGCCACACGCGGTGTTGTTCAGACAGATTTGCGACCAGCCACAGGCACCATCAGCAATGTACAAGTCAATACCCTGACAAATATTTGTCCCAAAATCAGGACACCCTGCTGATGCGCTTGGGGTCACTGTTGGGGTGACGGACGGTGACGGCGGAATCACGCAACTACCAGTACTTATAAGTTCACCAGACACATATCGCTCCCAACTATTGGCGTCCGTCTTGTAGTATCCATTTAGAGCCAACCCACCACTACACGGGAAGTCGCTGTAGAACAACACCCCATCGGTATATACTTCAATATCCAGCGTGTCGCTCAATGCACACGCGAGTGCCGATGATGCTTGTCCCGGTCCAGTCAAAGATGCACCAGTCACATAACAAATAGTGGTGATGGTGGCCGTTGGGGTGACCGTTGGGGTTATCGATGGAGTACGTGTGACAGAAGGTGTTCTACTTGGTGTCACAGAAGGAGTTCTGGTTGTTGAAGGGGTAATACTTGGTGTGACGCTCGGTGTTCTCGTAATACTCGGGGTTACCGACGGGGTTACCGATGGAGTCACACTTGATGTACGTGTAACGGTTGGGGTTACCGACGGGGTTACCGACGGGGTTACCGACGGGGTTACCGATGGTGTGCGGGTAATAGAAGGGGTGATGCTTGGCGTAACGCTAGGTGTCTGTGACACAGACGGGGTCACCGACGCGGTACGGGTCACCGATGGTGTCACCGACGGGGTCACCGATGGTGTCACCGACGGGGTTGGGGTGATGGATGGAGTCACCGATGGAGTGGCGGTGATTGATGGTGTAGCGGTGGGTGATGGGGATGGTGCGACACCGCAGGTATTGTTATCAGTATATACACCGTTAATGTAATATACCCACCCGTTATCAACCGTCTTGTAATATCCGTCTAGCACTAACCCACCACTACATGGGAAGTCACTATAAAACAATACCCCATCTGTATAAACGGTCGTATCTCCTGTACTACTTAATGCACAGGCGGCATCCCATGATACTTGACCCGGACCAGTCAACACCATTCCGGTCACGTAACAAATAGTTGTGATGGTTGCTGTTGGTGTAACGGTTGGAGTAACACTTGGGGTGCGGGTCACTGACGGCGTGACTGATACACTGCGAGTGATAGACGGTGTGATGGATGGAGTAACAGACGGAGTACGTGTTATCGACGGAGTTGGTGTTACTGACACCGAACGGGTGATGGATGGGGTCACCGATGGTGTTCTCGAAACCGTTATTGATGGCGTGACCGACGGTGTGACCGACGGGCTAACCGTTATCGATGGGGTGATTGACGGCGTGACCGACGGGCTAACCGTTATCGATGGCGTCACGGAAGCGGTAACGGATGGCGTCACGGATGGTGTTGCCGACCGAGATACCGTTATTGATGGTGTGACCGATGGTGTGACCGATGGTGTTCTTGTGATGGACGGAGTCACCGACGGGGTCACCGACCGTGTAACACTTGGTGTGATTGAGGGGGTGCGTGTGACGGAAGGCGTTCTTGAAACCGTAATCGAAGGCGTCACCGACGGGGTGACAGACGTAGAAACCGTAATCGA